ATGTTGTATCCAGTTGCTATTGATAAAGGCGATTCATCCTTCGGCGTTCGCGTACCTGATATTCCAGGCTGCTTCTCTGGCGGCGACAACTATCAGGATGCGATTGAGAGCGTGCGTGAGTCTATTGACGCACATATCGAATTACTGGTGGAAGATGGTGAAGCAGTGCCGGAAGCGACCAGCGTGGAAAACTGGCTGGCAGATCCTGATTATGCTGGCGTGGTGTGGGCGCTGGTGGATGTGGACGTTACCCGATTGATGGGGAAAGCGGAAAAAATCAATGTTACGCTCCCCTCGTTGCTAATCCGCCGTATCGATCAGTTTGTCGCTGCGCATCCTGAGTACGGTAGCCGTTCCGGCTTCCTGTCCCGCGTGGCGGCTGATAAAGTGATAGGACGAGAAAAACGTTAAGCCTCGCAAGAGGCTTTATCAATAAATGGATTGGCTATATCGGTTAATGATGAAAAGCAAAATAGAATCTATTCAAATATTACGTGGATTAGCTGCGTTGTCAGTAGTGATGTTCCACTATCGCTTTTATCTGGTGCCTGATGGCGCAGATAGAACGATACCAGATCAGTTATTGGGTTGGGGCGCTATAGGGGTTGATCTGTTCTTCGTTATAAGCGGCTTCATAATGGTCTATGTTACCAGCGATAAAAACCACGGCGCTAAAACAAGCATAAGTTTCATAATTAACAGGCTAACAAGAATACTGCCGACTTACTATGTACTCCTGCTTTTCGCTTTTCTGACTGGCGGTGCCATGAGTACATTCCACTATCCAGAAAAAGTTTCAAACTTAATTAGCGCATTAACGTTCCATCCATATTTATCTGAACCAGCGCCATTATATCTTCCGGATAGCGGAATGTATAATATTCGTTGGACCCTTAACTACGAAATTTACTTTTACTTGGCTTTTTCTATATGCCTACTTGTAAAGCCACGTCTTATTGCACTATGCGCATGGTTTTTACTACCCATAGTGTTTGCATACTCGCTGACGTCCACCTTCACGGTATCAACTCACGGGTATAATTTTAACCCAGTAATGCTTCGTTTCTCGACAAACCCTATGATTTTAGAGTTTGGGATAGGCGTATTGGCAGGATATGTATACCTATATTTACGAAATAAAAATATTTTCGAGTCTGGTTATTTGTCGGCTTTATGTTTAACGTTGATCATTGCTGGGATAACGTCAGGTCAACTAAGAGCCTACAATGTCATATCCGCTTGCGCTTTCTTCTTTTTAGTTTTATTTTTCGCCTTACAAAGCCAACATATTTTAAAGTTTACACCTAAGCCATTAATCATGCTAGGTAACATATCTTTTTCATGGTACCTAATTCATAACCCTCTAGCAGGATTCATATCAGAAAAAGTAGACAAGTTTTATCCGGGTGCAATGCACTCCACCTCTGGATTTATTATCCTAATAGTGATCTCTGTCTTTTTCGCTTGGTTATCCCATAAATACCTTGAGATAAAATTAACCGAAAAAATACGTTCATCAATGAATAACATCACATTATTTTCCGTCCCAAAAAATAAAAATCAGATTAATTAAGACTATGAAAAGGTATCCGTGCCGTTAAAGGGTACCTTTTCATGATTTTTTATGCGCTTCGGTACCACCCCATCAGTTTGATAAAGGCGTTGACTACGGAAATTGCGCTACCTGAACCACTATTATCGGTTGTTCCCGACACTGAGTGAGCGTGCGCCCCAATCCCAACAGTATGGTTGTGTGCACCTATGCCAACGTTGTGAGCGTGAGCGCCTGCACTCCTAGTAGGAATCTGATCACTGGCATAACTTGCTGTAACGTACCCGCCCCCTCCCCCTGTAGCATTCGCACTAGGGATTGCGTGAGCATGATCGCCCTGTGTATCCGTTTGTTTCGTCCCATAGTCAAAAGTACTTGTTGTTTTAGTTCCATAATCAAAGCTGCTGGTATTAGCCGAGAAGGTATGTCCATGTGCAGGCAAATTTCCTACAGCCAGCGTAACCGAGTCAGCACCACCTGTAGTCATAATATCGGTACCATCAGCTTTACCCAGCCTGATAGTTTTATTCTCACCAATGTACGTCCACGTAGTACCTGGGAAGAGCGTATTTGGGTTCTTATTTTGCGCAAACCAAAGCACTACACCAACGGGATACAACGTGTTGATGCTCATGGAGTTCGCCAGATCATAAGCCGCCTTAACTGCCTTCGGCGTTGCTGCCATCGTTTCATCGTTGCTGTTCGTTACGCTACTGAGTTTGGTGATCCCAGCAACCGTTGTAGAAGCCGCAGGTAAATTGCCGTTGGCATATTTCTTCAACGCATCCTGCAAATTGGTCAATAGCTTTGCCGTATCACCATCATCCAGCGTATCCTTGCCACTGTTATCGGCTACAAATTGTGCAAGCACACTGGTAACAAAGGAGGATTGTCGCCACACGGTATTTAATTGTTTTGATTGCGCAACACCAGAACTAAAGCCGGTCGTTCTGGCGGGTAAGGCATTATAATCATCCGGTGCCATTACATTCGCATTGGTTATTGTCCCAAACGGGAGAATTTCATTCTTAGCCATTTTTTACCCTTAACTCTTCGCCCCAGGAACTGATATCAAAACCCGATGTATAGTCATTCCCGACATCGAATCCAAATAGCGGCCCTGTTTCAGTTGAAATAATATAGTTGGTGACGCCTACACCTTCAGGTTTAACGTCAAGATAGCCTTTCGCAATAATGGCCTGCATCACGGCAGAGATTGCACTGCCCGCGATGTAAATCGTCATGGTCATATCAAAGTTATCGACCGCAAAGATTTTAGTTTTTTCATCAGGAAAAACGCCCTGATAAATATCCCCCAGCATCTCGCAGGTGCCGTCCCAGCGATTGGCCTGAATTTTCGCCCGCAGTACCGTTCGGTAGGTGTCGTCGTCCAATTCGGTAAAACCTGAGTCTGAATCATAGGGCCGCTTCCAGCTTCCCTGATCAAACCCCACCTTGTCGGTATCCAGCGCAAAGTACACATCGGTAATGGGCGTTCGGATGTTTCGCCCAAGGCCAATCCAGATACCGAGAATGTCCAGTTGATTACCAATAGCGCTATCAATATCAAAAACCGTTGGATAGCTGTTCAGCAGCGTTTGCAGGCTGAGAAAAGGTGCGGTGATCTCCCTCACCATCGCCGTAAATTTGGGCCTCCCCCGGTTCCATGAGGGAATGAGATCCGTATAGAGGTTATCGGCCATATCAGGTCACCACCTCTATATCGACATTAGCGATATCGCTGCTCGCGGCCTCGTTAAACGCAATTACCAGATTATCCGCCGCCAGTGACGACGCAGATTTTCCTATCGTCAGGGTGACAATATCGAAGGTTTCGCCCTCGGGATCGCCTGCCAGGTTAGCCGGAAGATACAGCCGGGTCAGGTACACCGTTTCACCAATATCCAGCGCATCAATGTAATCCGCCACACGTGTCTGGATTTTGCTGGCAACCGTAGACGAATAGCCTGCCAGCGCTTTCAGCTCCACTTTGACAAATACATCAACGTTCGTTGGACGAAAGAAGCTGATCGGGTGCAGGATGCCGTACTTATCAGCAATACCTTCCGTAGTGGTACCGTAAGTGCCTGCGCCGGGGGTCTTTTTCAGCGCAATGGTTTTGGCTATTTCTGTCACGTCTCCACCCTCAACCACCAGCGATATAGAATTTCCCGGTATGCCGTTTGCATCAGTCACTTTGGTGTCGTTTTCGTAGGGCTTGTAGCGACTCACCCCGGCCAGACCAGATATCGCTCCGGCGATCCCATCCAATACCGTCAGCGAAGGTAGCGCCACGGAATCCGTCTGACGGTGGCGCAATTCTGCATCTGTTTCAACCGGACGCCCAGGCGCTGCTGCTGTCGGGTTGCTGACCGATTGCCAGCCCAATGTAGGCGTGGCGATCTGGTTAACTTCGCCGGGTAATGCCAGCACGCTACCGGCAGTCTGGCAGGTAGCCGTAACGACTACCTCACCGCTGGTACCAATGACTACAGAGGCAGGCAGTGACCAGCGGTTATTGTTACCATCGCGTACTACGCCGTTGCTGATAGTGGTGCCAGCTTGTCCAACCAGTTTCACATCAACGGTTGAATTACTGGGTGTTCGGCGGATCAGTCCGTTGATTTTTACGTTACAGGACAGTGCCGCTCCCTGTCCTGTCGCAGGGCTGAACGTGTTGTATACCGCAACAGCAGCACCATTGGCGTCATTTATTGCACTGGCCAGTATCGCCAGCCACTGACCGTCCTGGCTATCGGCCTCAAGGTAAATATCGTTTCCGTAGATTTCACGGTATTTGCCTTTCAGCCAGTCCAGCAGATACGCATAGGTTGGGGCGTGAATGCCGGTGGCATCGATCACCGGCGCCGTTCCTGTAAAATTCATAGTGTCCCCGTTATCGAAGTGGTGCCGTAAAGCGTATTCAGCGTGGCGGTCACTGTAAGTTTTCGGGTATCCCGGTTCAACTCGCTGGCATATCGCTCAATACCCGTAACCGCCTGCGTTCCCAGCAGCCTGTCTTTCAGCACAGCGTCATAAATATCAGTGGTGTATTTGCCCAGAACGTCAGCACTCCAGGGGGTACCTTCACCTGAGTCCAGAAACCACTCGTCCGTAAATAAAACAAGCCGCGTAAATGCGGCTTGTCCGGGGGCATCAGGGCTGTCTTTGTAAAAGTCTCCCTGACTTTTTCCGAAGGAGTAATCTCCCTGCGGATCTAATTTTCGGTATCTCATTTAGGCCCTCCAGTATCCCCGCCCCCCGTCTGCACGCCACCGTGTTTATGACCTTTCAGGCTGATCCCGTCCGCTGTAACATCGTTGGTCACATTCACCGGGCCAAGCAGAGTCGCGGCACCGCCACCATCCCCCATACCCTGAGACAAATTACCGTTAATGGTGACATTGCCGTTGAGCACAATTTCAGGCGAAGTGATTTCGGTACCCCCGGTAGCCGAAGCTGTCAGCTTGCCGGAAGTATTAACGTTGACAGCATGACTGACCGGATCCAGTTCAATGTAAGCAGCCCCATCATCGCTGCGTAGTTGCACCGTGCTGGCGCTGATCCCACTGATTTTCTTGGTCTGCGACATCGGGCCGATAAAAGCAAAACCATCGCTCAAATCGTGCATGCGCGGTTCCATCGGTTCCTGCACCCCGCCCGATTGCCACCAGGCATCGATACAACGGTCAGCAAACACCACCAGGCATTCATCACCCGTCTTTACCGGAAACGTTAGCGTCGCACCGCCGCCGCGAGGAAAACAAACCGGAACATCGACCAGTAACGGCATATTGACCGATTGCCACGTACCATCCTTTTGCATAATGCGGCCTTTGAGCGCAGGCTGCACCACTACGGTGACGGCTACCGGGTCAAACGACTGCACAATGCCCGGTAACGATGTCCATAGCCCGGCCTGTTCTGCCCGTAACGCCACGCGCAGCGCTTCTTCCGGGTCGTTGTAACGCTCACGACGATCCATTCATACCCTCCAGTGCCACCATTTGCGTATTGGCTGGCCCGGCATCGTTCAGCGCCAGGCAAAGAATATCGGAATACCAAGGGCCACCCCGTGTATCACCGTTATGGTTAATGCAGATCACCCGATAGAAGCCATCATCGGCAATTTCAGGAAGCTGGTTTATCGCGGTATAAGAAACATCGATTTGCGCCTGCTGAATACTTTTGTTATCAATCTGCACGCGAGAGCCAATCTGAATGTTGGGGTTAATCAGGCAACGCACGGTAATACCACCATTCAGGTTTTGCTGAGGCAGACCAATCATGCCGGTTTTAGACGTCAGTACCACCGCGTCGGTTGGTATATAGCTGTTATCCGGCACCATGTTCAGCTTACCGTTGCTGTACTGCCAGGTGGCTTTACACTGCCCGGCCAGGTCGTCCATCCGATCCCGGTGCATTCCCCACAGCACTTTGCCGCGTGGAAGCTGCACATCATCAAATTCCGGCTTATACCCGTAGGTGACGCCAAACTGTTCTACCCCTTTCAGTAAGGCTTTATACTGATCGGCTTTGGTGTTGCCCGCCGCCAGTGTGGTCGATATCGTCGCCCAATTATGCGGATCGTCGCCATCTGCGGCCTGAATATCCAGATAGGTATCCGTAGCATTCTCTCGTCCGCGTACAAAATTCTTAATGCCCCCACTGAAAATTAGTCCGAAATTATCGCTATACCCGGCAGTTAAAAATACCCGGGTAAACTCATGCTGAATGCGTGAACGGGTGTCGCTGGACAAGTTATAGATACGGATAATTGCTGCGCAGGGAGTGCGCACATCAGCGCGGGTAATGGTAAATTTGATTTTCAGTTCAGATAAATCCAGTCCGTCGCCGTCCGCGTTTGCCACCACCAGGCGACAGTGCCTGATCCATTGTTCGCTCATGGTATCCTCATTCTTTTACGGTAAAATACACATGGCTTTCACTGCCAAGATTGGTATAGGTCGGTACCGCATAAGGGTTGGCATCCGTGTAAACCCACAGACCCACGGTAAAGCCCAAGTACGCATACTGCGCCAGCAGATCCACACCAGTCACCAGCGGTACGCCACCGAGAATATCGTTACCATTGGCGTCAGCAATATCCAAAAACCAGCCACCACCAGGCGTATCCCGCCACAGTAGTGTCAACTGATACTGCACACCGTTCAGGGTGATCAGAAAGCTCTGCGCCCCCGCTATTAGCGGAATTTCATACACTTTCATCGCTATCCCCCAAAACCAAATAGCCCGGCACCGCGAGAAAGCAGGCTTTCTTTCTGCTCGACGGGCTGTTTAACACCGGTATTAGCCGTTGCGGCTGTTTTCTGTGGCTGGGCCTGCACATCCGCTGGTGGTAAGCTCACCGCCTGCGTCTGCACGATGATCACCTGGCGTAACGTTGCCTCCACCATCAACACATTGCAGGTCTTCGCATCCGTGCGAACCGACAGCGCACGAAACAGCATATTGGTGTAGGAACGCTTACCCGTGACCACATCAAACGGCTTACGGGATTCCTGCAACTCCAGCAACTGCTGGTAGATTTCCGCTGGTGTCTTACCGATGGAGGGTAGAAAAGACAATCCATCAACCAGAGATCCACCACCGCTAAAACCACAGGTCATGGTCAGCTCAGCCGGATTTTTAAACGCATGGTCAGAGATCGCGGCACCCTGCTCAACGGGATGATCGGTAATGGTCAGTGTGTCAGCGTGCTTTTCCTCAAGGACTACATCCGGCACAATCCCGGCGATAGAGCGCCCCTGCTTAAAAAGCAGGGTATGCAGTGTGTTATCGAGATCCATTTATTGCACCTTTGACTGGGTATTCCTGAGTAACCGGCTGTTTACACCATCCTGCTCACGTCCGATAGCCATTGCCGTCGCCTGCGGATCCCCCGCGCCGTTCACTGTGATATGGGTAGTCTGCTTTACACCAACCGGTGCACCTGCGCCGCCATCGGCTCCAATTGATTGCCTGATATAGTCCAGTGAGTACGGATTTTTACCATTTTCAATTGTGGTGATAGCGTTGATCATCTTGGCTCGTAACTCTGGATTATTTAAATCCAGGGGCGCATCGGCACCCATGCCCAGCGATTTAGCAAGATTGTCCACATAGGCCTTGGTGTTATTGCTGTCAGAAGGGGGAGCATAGGTGTAGAGCACCTTACGTATAGTATCGAGGCGCTGCCCCGTGGTCTTACCGGTGTAGTAACGTGTCAGTTGATCGGATAACGCTTTAAATCCTGCGGCCATCGTTGGGAATTTAGCGAAGCGGCGTTTATCCTCTCCACCCCAGAAAGGCATCATAGGCTCAAGCGCTGCGCCTGCTTGCCCGGCAAAGTTGATATTGCCCGGATTATTGTTGCGCAGGCCACGCGCCCCGAACGACATGCCCGGTGGGGAGTCATTGTACTGCGGCAGGATCGCACCGTTCTTTCTGGCATTTTCCTGCTTTAACCGCTCCAGTTCGGCCATTTCTTCGCTTTGAGTGGGGATCTGATCGTACTTATCTCCGTTAGCCATCGCCTTAATGCGTTCATAGGCTTCATTAATAGAGGCTACAATCACGTACAGACCCGCCGCATTCAGCGCCGTGGTGAAAGCCGCTGGGAAAGATAATAGCGCTTTGGTCACGGTGCCGATTGGCCCCAGCATCCCAAGTAGCCATTTACCCCCCATATAGATGAGCAAACCATTCAGGACATTCTGCCAACCACCTACCGCATCCGCCCCCTTATTCAACCAACCGACGATTTTCTTGATGCCATCGACCGCTTCATTGATCTGCTTTTCCCATTTACTCCAGTCGATCAGGCTTTTGCCACCTTCTTTCCACGTTTTGTAATCGTCGTACAGCAGGATCAATGCACCGACCAGCGTTAATATCAGCCCCACTGGCGAAGCCATAAAAGCACTGTTCAGTACCCACCAGGCGGCGATCACTGCACCCAGCGTTTTCAGCAGCCCCTTTGTCGAGGCATCCAGCTTATCCCAGCCACTTATCATGTCGCCGACCATCTGCACCGCACGAAACACCAGATGGGTGAAAGCATCCGCCAGCGATAAAACCAGCTTGAGCACCCGCGTAATGGTCTTTTCAATCCGGGGGAAGTTGGTCAAAATAGTGTCACGCAGTGTGCGTAAATCTTTTGCCAGCCCACCCGCCAGATTGGAACCTACCTTTTTAGACAGGATCCCAAACAAGGCATTCAGCGAGCGCATTTCCACCATAAACTGGTGGCTGGACTGCGCGGCTTTTTGGGAATCAAACCCGGTAACTTTTAACATGGCGCGATAACTGGCGGTAAACTCCCCCATACCTTCGCGTAATGCCATCAGCGTTTTTTCATCAATGCCGAGGAAATCACCGTACACCTTCGCCCGGTAGTAAGGCATATTTTTTAACCGTTGACCGATATCCGCCAGCATCAGAGAGGTGTCCCTCATCTGGCCTTTCGCATCGCGGGTCTGAATACCTAAATTTTTCAGAAACTGCTCACCACCCGGTGAGGTACGCATAAATCGCGCCAGACCTTCCAGCGATCCCCGAGCGGCCTCCGCTGACGATCCCATTTGCGCCGCCGCAAAACCCAGCGCCTGAATATTGGCCACCGAGGATTGGGTACGTTGAGAGGCAAAATATAGATCTTCAAGTCCTGAGGAAATCTTGGCTGTAAAAGCCACCACAGCCAGCGCGGTCGCTTCCAGCGTCACACCCAGCTTCGCCACGGTCAACGTCGCCGATTCAATACCTCCGGTGAATTTCTTCATTCCGGCATCGTCGATTTTAAATCCCAGGGATACCAGAAAATCCTTAATCACATCCGCGCTCATTTCAGCCGTCTCCCCGTTGCCCTTTCATCTTGTTCTCGGCCTCAACGTCCAGCGCCTCGTTCATCAGGGCAATGTCCGCCAGGTCGATAACACCGTTTTTCAGGCTTTCAAACCGGCACAACCCTTTCAGCGCCGGACGGAGTAACCAGTCTTCGCCGTCCGGCAGGGTTGACCATTCAATCGCGCTTACGGGGTGGGCAAAATGCCCTGTTTTTCTTGGAGTTCGTGAAAAAAAATTACCCAGGCTCTCCTGCACCACTTTCACGGTAATTTGCAGCATTACGGACATATCGATGTCGTCAAACATCAGCGTGCGACTATTGCTGTCCCAGACTCGTGCCCAGGCATTACCCTGTTGGCGTGCCGTGACGGCCAGACACGCCTGTAAGACATACTCACAGTCGGCATCGGGCATCCCCGCCAGCGTAGTGGAAACACCTTCAATAATGCTGGTCACATCAACCTGACCTTCAGCACCGGCCATACCCGCTTTACCGAACAAACCACTCAGCACCGGTAACAATTTGCGGGAAACGTGGAACTGCCTGAACGTATCCAGTTTCGCCGTGCGGTAATGCTGTTCACCAATAGTAAATTCCATACTTTCCCCTTAGAACACGCCGAGAACGGCATCAATTTTGCCTGAGTTAAACACCCATTCGTTGGTGCCACCGTCCTTCTGATAATTCAGATCGGGAATTTTCTTAAAAGCCACTGATCGACAGGCGATAGCATCCCCGCTGACCGAATTAGTCACGGTGATCACATTGTTTCCCCAAGTGCTGCTGCTCAGGCTTTGCAAGTCGTACAGCGCCATCAACTTGTTATTCACCGGGGAGGTTTTCAGTAGCTTGACCGTCACGGTGCCGTGCTTCGCAGCGTGCAGGCTGTGCATCACCTCACCATCAGCCCCCACCGTCATCGTGTCTTTGTCTTCTGCCATCGTGATAGTGATCCCCTCTTCGGAGACCCCCGAACCGTAACCCAAAGAAAAGGCCCCACCGGGGCCTGTAATCGCTGCGTTAACGTCGATAAAACTGTAAGTACCGGACATTTTTTATTCCTTATCGGTTAACGTTGATGATAACGTCCACAAAATGAACAGCCCCCGCCAGCTTGATAGCACACTGAACAGGGGGACACTTACGTGCCTCGCGGTCTGCCTGCGACTGGCTGGAGATAGGCGGCGCATAGACGTAATATCCTTTGGGAAGCGCCTGTCCGCGCACAAGCTGCCCGAAACCATCCGCATTCCAGACACCAGGTGCGATCAGGCCGTTTGCGACTCCCTGATCCAGAGACTGTTCCACCGTGGTGGTTATCTGATTAACGCCACCATCGGTTTGTGGAATTTTGGTGGTACTGGTGTACAGCAGGTTGTAGACATTGGTCTGAACATAATTTTCCAGCCAGTCCAGCCCGTGACGTTCATCAAAGAAATCGCCGCTGCACATCACCCCTTCCTGAATAATGGCGGTGCTGTTGTTGTAATTCACAAACATATTGCAGTTTTTCGCCGTAACCGCTGCGGCCTGATTCTGCGTCAAGGTTTCCGCACTGACACCCGGTTCCTGCTTGAATTTCAATGTGATGGTGGTGTTATTACCGTTAAAATTCACGGTAAACGCACGACCAAACAGCGACGCCGCCGCATACGGATTGGAGGTGGAGTACTGGACAAACGTTCGTTTGTATTTCATCCCTTTCAATACCGAGGCAATATCGGTGGTTTGTGTCGGATCCACCGTTTTAGCATCCTGGGTAGTAATGCCAAAAATCCGGCTGGGGGTCGCAGCCTCAATGTAAGCGGCAACAGACTGAATATCACTGTCCGTCGCCGTTGCTGCTACCAGTGCGCCGTACCAGTCGTTTGAGATATTCGCCAATGCCTGTACCGCATCCAGCAGACTTTCCCCCGCCGTACCGTCTACGGATACTGCCCCTGCACTGTCCATCAGGCTCATCAGCGCAGAGAGATCGGTACCGGAGGCTGGCGCAGTGGCAAAACCAACTTTCGACGAACTCCCCGAGGTCGAACTGGTCACCGTAAAATAACCGGTAGAGGCATTCCACAGCATCGTTGCACCCGTGAGTTTCGCCGTCACTTTTGAGGCCACACCGTTGAGATTGGTTTCAGCAGAGAGATCGACACCACTGACCGTTTTAGCGCTACCATCAATGCTGATTTTAAATGCCCCATCAGTCACTGAGGTAAAATTGGACATGGCTTGCGCGGAGGACGACAGCACACCACCGCGCAGCACACCTGAAGACGCCACGCCAACCCAACGCCCGATATAGAGTGTTTGCGGCTGCGGAGATTGTGAGTAATAAAGGTTCGCCGCCAGATATTCCGGTGCGGTATTGCCAAAATCATCGGCGACACCTTCCAGTGTGCTGTATTGGCGAATGCGCTCTTGCGCATCAATAACCGGCGAGCTGCCCACGATCAGCAGCGAACCAAAGTTTCGGGACATCGCCGCTTTCGGCGACATCACAACGTCAACACTGACAACATTGCTGACGGGAAGTCCACTGGACATAGTTAATTCTCCGTAATAGGGGTTTCTGCGGATAGCAGGTTTAAAATCTGATAGGTTCGGATCACCTGACGGCGAACGGTAGCGGTAATATCGTAACGGCGTACCCACTGCTGGTTAAGCAAGTCAGGGGCTGCTTTGATGTCGCCACACTCCACCAACGCCATATTGGCCTGTCGCAACATCTCGTTATTTTGAGGTAATCGGGCACCATCCCGAAAAAGTGCCGCCAGTCGGCCTGCTCCGGGGCCGTAGAAGCTGCATAGCACGATCAGCTCTTCATGCTGCTTCATCGTGTCTTCACCGTCGCCACGACCATCGTGAATAATGGCGGGCGAGAACTCCGTTTTGGTATCGGTCACACCTAACGCGCACCAGTTCACCTCCGGTTCAGGTTGCCTTGGGGGGTTGGGTTGCCAGCGCGGGCGTATCCTTTCACCTGCCAGTCTGGTAATACCGACCAGCCAGCGCTGCAACACATCCTCCAGTGCGGTATCTTCTTCCGGTTCAGGAATATCGAGCGGGGATAAATATCCCCCGGTTGCACTGTTGTTCATGGTCACCCCGAGAGTGGTAGCAGATCACAATAGGCGGCGACAAAACCACGACCCCAGGAGCTGTAATCGTTACAACTCGCAACGGTATACTTTCGCCCCTGCCAGATAACGATATCTGCCGTGTGGTGCGTGTCGCCGTCGAACAGCCGGAACTGGGTATGAATAACGATGGAACCCGTAGTACGTTCACCGGTCGCGATACGTACCAGCACGTCGCCTCTATCGCTGGTTACCACGCCAGAAAAAGGCAACTGCTCGGGGGTGTTCACCGCCCGGCCATCACTACCGACAGTCTGCGTACTACGGATCACCAGCAGCGAGTTATCCACGAACTTCGGGCTACGCAACACGCGGGTCACATCAATTCGCGCCATCAGTCATCCCTCACGATATAAGTGATTGAGTTTCTGTATGACCCGGTATCAATCAACGGACGCGCATTGCTATTGTCCGCAGCATTCCCGGCTTTACGGCTTTTCACTTCCGCAATAGCCCCTTTTCGTCCACGTCTGGCACGGGCCGCAACTGTCGAATCGGCCAGTGGGGTGAAATCACTGGCGCTGATTTTCGCTTTCACCGCATCGCGCCCAATTTTTCCCGCCTTGTGCAGCGCACGGTTTGCCTTACCTGCATCACCACTTAACACCGCCTTTGCCGCGACCCCTAACTGCTCCGCTGTTTGTTGTTGTACCGATGCAACACCCGGTACCAGATGCGGACGCTCGGGAATATTTTGTGATGGGGAGCCGGTTTCATTGATATAACCAATTGCCGCGTTGGTAATAGGCCCTTCGGAGCGCTCGGCATTGCTGTCCGGCACGCCCACCAGCACATCCTTATTACCCAACGATTTCAGCGCAGCAAGGACGCTATTGACGTTATCCAGTCTGACGGTCACGCTCATAGTTGTATCCCTCCCGCACCAAACATCAGTAGCATCTGCCAGAACTGCACACCGTAGGTAGTCAGGTTCCAGAAGCCCGCCCCCGGTAAGGTGGCAGCGCTGGTGTCGTACCCGATACTGACTTTATCGACCGACATGGATGCTGTTGGCCCGGTCATTTCACCCGGAGTTGCCCCTGAGGCTACGGCCTCCATATTCTGCGCATACAGCGCCATGTAATGCGCAACGTACAACTCTTGCGCAAACGGGAGTACGTCACCAAAGCGCTGCGCATTGATCATCTTTTCGCTCAGTTTCAGGTAAAAGTTGATTTGCGCATCAGGATAAATAGCGGGGTTAGCAAACTCGGGGAAATCAGTACGAAACGTTGCCGCATCCATAACGCCCCCTTATTTTTCTTACCCTGAGCCGTATCGGTAAGCTGCTGTTGCAGCGTGGCGATTTGCGTATCGCGTGCTTCAAGCTCACTTTTTTGTACCTGATTTTCAGCGCTCAGGGTTTCAGACAGCGCATCTGCCGCTGTAAGCTGCTGTTGCAGCGTGGCGATTTGCTCCTGCTGTTCGATTAATTGGGCCTGCAACTGCACCACCTGAGTGACCAGTTCGGGATCGTACTCAGGCTCCTCATCACCAGAGGATTGTTCACAGTGCGCCTGTACGAACCAGTGACTGGCAACCTCTTCGCTTACCGACTGCGTACCAGTGCGAAACTCAATGCTTTCAGTAGCCGATAACGACAGCGTGAACGGCTTCACTACGTGGATCTTTGGCATATATCACCTGCAAAAAAGAAACGCCCCGGAGGGCGTGAAGGATTAGATGCCGTCCGCGTAGGCGGCGGTTTCGGAGTAAACGAACTCCACAACACCAAGACGGCCAAAATAAGTCGTCAACTGACGCAAATCTCGATATTCCAGCGGAGTACGTTGCAGCGGCACCAAGGGGAAGCGCACACGCTTACGGTCTTTGGTGTAAGCCATCATGCGATCTTTGCCGCCCGCACCGCGACCAGCCAGCCATTTCAGCGGCTGAATATCCAGCGGTTTACCATTGATACTGTTGGACAAGGAGTTGTCTTTCAGGAATTGCAACACGCTCAGGTTACCGGCTTCGCTGACTTTCTTGCTCACCAGGTAAGCGTACTGAATTGGCGGTAACAACAGACGCTCGGGGCAGATAGCATAGGCCGATGATTTCCAGGCGTTGTTAATGACCAGATTCACATCCGCCAGAATTTCATCCGGGGTTTTCTTCGACCAGCTCGGATCGCCTGCCGCCCCAGCAGGGACGTTGGTGGTCTGCACTTTACCGTTGTTGATCATGCCGGTAATACCCAGACTGTCATCACCGATGTACACCTGCTCATCAATGTCCATCTGGTATTTCAGTTGCATCCCTTCATATTTCTGCTGATCTACCGGTCGGCCTAAGCGCTGGGCAGATTCCAGTTCTGGCAGCGTCCACCCGAGCTGCATACCCCACAGGGTCAGCGGGTTGGGTGTTTTAGCAATATCCAGCGCCAGACCTGTGATAGCCGTCGCATCCTTGCCAATCCACGCTTTACCGTTCGGCGAGTTGCCCCCCGCTGCTGCGAAGGTCGAGTTGGTGAAGCTCGATACCTCATCCGCAATAGAAACATCCTCACGCAGGTCAATATCGCGTGACCAGGTGACGGACGCCAGCGGCATGTGCAACTCTTGATCGAGGCGTTCTAACTCCCCGACCAGAAACGCACCGGCGCTGTCGATAGTTCGATTATCAAATGTGAACATTCTAGACATGTTCTTTTTCCTTAAATGTTGTAGGCGATTTCGACATTGCCGTCAGCATCAGCCGCTGACATGAAAGTGGCTCCGGTCAGCACGACAGTATTGGTGCTGTCGGCTACGGCTTCGATGCCCCCGATGGGTTTGGTAGCACTCGCTGCGCCGACACGCACATAGACCGCTCCGCCCAGGGCCGAGGTACCCGCATTCAGTTTCACCGTCATATACCCCCGGCGCATTGCATCTCCGACGCTATTACGCGGCCCCATCAGATTAGTGATCTCGCTGCCCATTGCCGGGTAAGCGCGAACCAGCAGACCGTAAATCACCGTCGCAGGGTCACCCTCGGCCAGGGGGACGAATTTACCGCCTGCAATTTTCCCCGGCACGCCGTACACCGCAAACGGGTTGGTAGAATCCAGCATCACAGGTTCAATGGTCGCCACCGATGGGCGAGAGTTATCACCGGGAATGCCGCTTGGCATCCGGTATAAGAAAGCGTTGCTCATAGTTATCCTCGTTTATTTACCGGAACGCGCAGCCCAATAGGCGGCGTTAGTTTTATTGATATCTGCGGGGGTAGTTGTTCTGCCAAAGTCCATCGTTTTTTGCGTTAGAGCGCCAAATGACTGATTATTCCGTGCTTTCATCATCTCACTGGCACCGTAAAACGCGGCATCAATGGTGCTGCCAGGCAGCTTTTTAAACTCAGGTTTTTTCCCCGCTAGGAAAGGATCAATCGCAGCCTTACCCAATTCTGTCTGATAAGCCGAATCCAGCGCCCGGCGTTTGAACTTCGCCAGCGTGCCTTTGGTCTGCTGGCTGTCAGTGGTCGGCAATTTGATACCGGGGGACAGAACTTCTGCACGGGCAACCACATCCTGGCGTTGCGCGGGGGTATATGCGGCATCTCCCGTCATTTGACCCGGTGTTTCCCCGTCAGGGTCGTCGTCGTTAAATTCATCCGGATCCCCCTCAGGGTCGTCGTCGGTGGTTTTACCCTCGACCAGCTTGGTGATCAGCGCTTCCAGTCGGTCAAGGCGAGCACCCACATCACTGTCGTCGTCCTGAGTACTCCCTTCCGGTTTTTTCTCAGGATCGTCGTCTTTAGCTTCCTGCCCATTTTTGAGTACGATCTCCAGACGATTAGCCGCACCTCCTGCCTCTTCACCCGGAACCTCGTCCAGAGCTTCTTCAAGTAACTCTTCATCCCGCGTTTTAAATGCCTGGCGCACACGATCAAGCCAGCTTTTCTTTGCCATCTTTCTGTCTCCTATTTTTAGACGAAATCCCCCTCTGGCTTTATCGACCAGGGCGACATGGTTACCAATGATGTTGCGCTGTACCCCGCGCCCAGGTTCAATCTGCTTATAATCCGCATCGTAACCGCACGAAAGTTCGCGCATCCCGGCCTTGATAGCGTCGATAGCCTCCTGATCTTTCACCAACAGGTCAGCAATCAGTAAGTCACTGTCCGCACCTTCACCACGCCGAACGTTCTGAACATGTCCCTTTGCCAGTTCTGACCAGTTTTCAGGATTGACGAATTCGCCGTCTGGATGGAGCAGCGTAATGGTCATCCCTTCGAAGCTGGCGATAGTTTCAGGCCGGAAAACTTCTTCCGCAGGGCGTTCAACCCGAATTTCACCTGCACCATTCGCCTTCAGTTTGGGGAGTTCTTCCGCCCCGTAGAGCTGTGTCCCTGTGCGGGCGATGGGGACGTTTTTGCACAGCAAAGAGCCGTCAGGCAGTTCAAAGCGGGTTTCGCCAAGCTGTACCTTAAAAAAATATTTCATGGATTCACCGATAAGAAAAAGCCCGCGCAATGGCGGGCAAGCTATTCAGGCAGTACCGGTTCGGGATAACACCGACAATTGGGTAAACACCCCGCATGACCGATGAGATTGTCAAGCCGGGGAGGCGAGTCCCAGCGCACAAACTTATTGCGCATTTTATAGTGGGAATCGCGGGTATCTTTATCCCCGACGATGCGCCAAAAATACCCTTCTGACCCTACATGCCGGGCGCGAGCCTCCGTCAGTGCCGATGCTGTGCGCGAGACTTCTGTACGGGCGATAAGATTGGCGCGGCTGGTTGCTACCGTTCCCGACTTCTGAATTTCTTTCGCTATCTCACTGGCACGGGTGCTGTCAGATAACCCTTCCAGCGTCAACTCATGTACTCGCTGGGCAGCTTCCAGAGGGATACTGCGAATAAGTGTGACCTGCCCGGCCAATAGTTCAGAGGTCAGCCCACCGATGGGGGCGTTTTGCAGTTCACGCCGGATCCCCTCAGAAAGTTGCTTTGATACATCAGCCCACATGGACTTATCACGCAGGTTTACGTCCTCTATCATCCTGGACGCCACCTGCGAGGCCCACGGAGTGATCAGGTCAGCATATCGGCTCAGGGCATCGTTAATTGGCCCCGCCGATGCAGGAGAGCCAGCAGGAAACCCATTAACAATATCACCGACATGCTGCGCAATTTTGCGCAACTGCCGGGCGTACTGCGTTTCAGCTTTCCTTGATTTCAGCGCCACTTTCGACTTCTGGCGGCTGTCCGCCGTTTTTGTCCTCAGGAGATGGGGGATCGTCATCTTTCGCCGCCTCAATATCAGCATCGGTAATATTCGACCACAATCCGGTCACTTTGCTGGATTGCCGCAGTTCTTTCAGCGCAGTGGCGCGATCCACCAGTCCGGATTCATACGCATCGGTCACCGAGGTGGTTACCTGATTAGCAACCGTACCTTTATCAATATCTGACAACTGCCACAGCGGAGTGAACTCGAAACTAAATCCCTCTGGCAGCGGTGCGGCGAACACGGAACGCCACAGCACGTCGTACACAAGCCCGACTCCGCGACGTAGTTTCCTGTCCTGCTGGGTGGCAATATTGTCGTAATAGTTAACCAGATCTGATTCACCGGTGGCATTAAGCCCCGCTGGCGATTGCCCAAACAGGCGTACCAGCGGGATTTGCAACGCACCAGAAAGCTGCTGGCCGAACTGCATCAGCATGTCAGACAACCCGGCAAAGCTGTACTGGTGGGCCTCGAATTTATCGCTGGCGTCCATCAGCGTCAGCCCTTCGTTAGACTGAAAGCGCCGGATCATCTCAATGTTTTTAACCAGCGCGTCAAAAGCTGGCCCGCCTGTCGCTATGATGGTTCGTAGGTTCTCGACGCTGAACGTGCGCAGGTGTGCTTTATACACCAACTGCGCTGCCCCCTCGGTGGTGCTGTCGAAAGCAACCAGTCTGTCCCAAAGCCGCTCAATCACTGACTGGCCCCAGCCATTTTCAGCGATACGCTGCCAGTAAGGCAGGTCAACACCGTCAATGCGGATCACGCGGGAATAATGTATGCGCCAGTTCGGCATAGCTTGGGCGTCTGCCACCGTATCGTAATAGCGCGGCATTCCCATATCTGGCCCAAAGTCGGTGACCAGATCGGAAAGTGAGGGTTGTACCAGCCAGCGGTCGAGCACCAGCAGACCTTTAAATGCGCCCTGGCCGATAGTATCGAGCCGCAGCGGTGTTGAAACATCCTGACCGTCGATCAGCAGTACCGCAATCGCGCCACCGTACAACCTCGCCCATTTATTGGTTTCGCACAATGCACCCCAAACGTTGAGTTTTTCCGCTGCCTGCTGGAGTTTGTCTATATCGTCAGGGGGTGCCGTGGAGGAAATATCAATGCCCTCGCGGGTCATGTCTTCGGCCACGACATCCACCGCCACACCGACAATCCACGAGGAGCGATACGCTGCTTCCATCTGGATCCGGTTTCGACTGACGAAATCGAACATGTAATGTCCGGCTGTCGCCTGGTTGTTGGTGCCAATGCCGACACGCGCCTCGAAGTTGGCGAACGAATCTTTTGTACGCATCGGCTGCGTTTTTGGTGTGTTACGCCGTTTGCCCATTCTATTTTCCTAATTGTTCCCAAATATCGAGGTTGCCGCCCTTCATGTCAGCAATGGCATCCATCATCGGATCAAGCTGGTCATCGTGGGTATTAAACGCCGCAGTGATGCCTTCCATCTCCGTCAGGAAGTCACTCACCCATACCGCTTCGGTAGGCAGATAGACGTAACCGGATTCGATGTAGCCCTGAATGTCCATCAATCGGGTAAATTTATCTTTATCGCGCTGAACCGCTATTACAGGGCATAGCGCCGCACGGCTGATACTCTGGATCAAGCTGGTGCCGCTGACCTTATCCTCAATTTTCATTGAAACCAGCGGCCCTTGGTCTTTTAGTGGCTTGCACTTATTCCAGAAGGCCACTGCCTGGCGTTTCAGCTCATCGGCTTCCCATTTCCCCCGGATCAGGTCAATCAGGTACAGGCGACCGTCTTCACCCAGGCCCCAATGTTCAAATACAGAAAAGTCATTGGCCTCTTTGGTCTTCTGAGCTGTATCAACGTAAATAGCCCGCCAGCGTAGCTTTGGCAGCACTTTGTATTCACCGAACCAGTCTGATTTCAGTAAACCACCGCCTTTAGCGGTAGGCCGCTGCTGATACAACGCATTCCACACCAGACTGCCGCGCTGTTTGCATTTCTCCACAAACGACAGCGGCATACGCTCCGGGAACAACAAGTCCCCCGGATCCCGCAGATGGTATTTTTTACCGTTCAGTTCATGGATTTCGACTTCTTCAGCCTCCATCGGGAAGCTGATCACGCGCCACGCTTCACCGCCTTCATCAGCCAGTTTTAGCAACTGGCCTGCTAGGTCGTTTTTGTGCCAGCGCGTCAGGATAATGACAATCCCATTCATCTTAGGATCGGCACGGGTAAAGAAAGTGGTGTTGTACCAGTCGGTCACCGCTTCCTGATAGGTTGCAGAAGACGCTGTTTTGTAGTCTTTTGCCGGGTCGTCGATGATGCCAATATGCATCCCCTGGCCGGTGATACCGCCGTTTACCCCCGCAGCACGGTAAGAGCCGCCTTGCAGATCACCAGAAGCGTCAACTATTTCCCACAGCTCCGCCGTGCGGATAGCACCGCCAGCACCAGAACGTGAAGAACTCAGGCCGGTGGCGGGAAAAACTTCACGGTAGCGCTGTGAACCGATAATGCGCTGCGTATCTCGCGACATTCGGTTAGCCAAATCAGCAGAATATGAACAGGAGATAATGTGCCAGTCAGGATGCTGCCCCAGCACATAAGCAGGAAAGCGACGAGACGCAATTTCGCTTTTGCCCGAGCGGGGTGGTGCAAAGATCATGAGGCGCGGCATTTTCCCCGCCTCAACATCCAACAGAAACTGATCCATCTCAGCGCAGAGTAGCTGGTTAAACCAGCCGGTTTCATACCTGGGGTTGGTGTACAGGGTAAAGGGCATTAAACCCTGAGTTGCCTGCTCGACAGCTCGACGCTTGAAGGCGTTATATGTCTGTACATTTTTTCTCAAGCTGGTCTGTGTTGCGACCATAACCTAACTCCCTAAGCCGCTCCTCTAATGCTTCATCGCTAATATCGGCGGTTTCAATAGGCCCACCGTTAGGGCCAGAGATCTCACTGCGGACATTCTCTTTGAATGCCTGCACACTGACGTGCTTACCAAGCAACTCAAGGTTTTTAACTTTGTCAGGCCATTTGATCTTTTTAAGGACACCGACCATTTCGCGCTCATCGCCCCGACCTTCGAACATTTCAGCCAGATCGAAGCCGCTTAAATATCGACGCCAGACCAAAGGCCAGTCACTTACCGGCTTAATGGCCATATCTTCATTGAGAATATCCAGCGCATCCATCTGATCAATTTCAACCAGACGTAGCAAAACGTAGTTGGCATCAACACCTAACTGGTCGATTCTTTCCTGTTTTAGTTGGTTAATCCGCTGATTAATTTCGGGTTCAAGAAGCAGACGCGGCCCCGCACTGTAAGCGGTTCGCGTGCTATAACCCGCCCGAACTGCTGCCGGGCCAGCTTTGAGATCGACAATATATTCCCGGCAAAAAAGCTCTTTCTTTGCATTGAGTCTTTTTGCCATGTGTTTTCTCATTGATTATTAAGATATAAAAGTATTATTGATGGCACTCACTGAATGCCATCTGTAATACCTACAAATATGCAGGAGTTACAACCTCACCATCCGCGCCAATTGTCGTGCCTTGCCGTACAACAGGGGATATTTCACCTTCATCAAACCAACCATCAACACCTCGTCCATCAGCGGTCAGGTAGTGAATGTAATATTGGTCATTCATGTTGGCATATTCAGCACGGCCCTTAACATGCCCCTCTTCACCACTGATACTGACTTCAACCACTTGACTTAACTCAAATTTAAACACTACTCGTTCCTCTTTTTATTTTTGGGGTTGGGGTAGCCCATCCCGCCACTTGATTAATGTATCGATCCGGCCACCACAAATATCCAATGCGGTTTGAAGCCGAAGCGTGTAACTGATCGCATCCCCCCAGGTATCACCACTCAGCACCAGGGATTCACAGGGAATAAAAACAGATTCAGGAGGCAGAAGCGCCACGGATTGCGGCACTCCCAGCGGTTGAGCGCAAGAGGTCAAGAACAGCACCAGGCATAACGCTATTGGCACATTCATCGTTTTTAATCGCATTACGTAATTTCCGTTGCTGGGCATCGGCCTGCTGACGCAGTTTCTGTTCTTGCTGCTGTTGCAACGCCATTAACGCCCGGTTTTTAGCGTCCTGAGTCTGGATCGTCGTAATTGCCGCCTGAGCACTGGCCAGTTGTTTTTCTACCCCTATTTTATTTTCCAGTGCCTGGTGATAATTGTCGCGGTAGTGGGATGCCAACCGGCCCGCTACGATGATCCCAGCAACCAGTATCCCAATAGCCATCGTCCGCCAACTGAACGCAATACTCATTTCAAGCCATCCAGACAAAGGGCTTTCGATTCAGCCCGGCGCGTTACCAGCCCATTTAGCTTCGTACCATTGGCATAAACCCAGCGCGGTAACTCATTGCATGCCGCCACCAATTCCCCTTGTCGAAATAAGCGGAACATGGTGGATTTCTGCATTGTCGGGCATCCAACGTTAAAGGTGATTTCGACCGCAGAAGAAAAGGTGTTATCCGGTAACTTAGTACCGTTGGCATACCGATTTACGCACTGTTCAGCATCAAGAATGTTTTTCTCCCAATCGGCTGCGATCTGCTTATCCGTTTTGCGGATGCCTGGCTTAACACCGTGGGTGTTGCCAACGCCATCGGTGAGAATACCGGCTGGGCAGTTATACGGATCACGCCGACACCCTTCTGCGTTACCGATAAGTTCCAACCCCCGCTGATTAGTGCGGACGAGACCATTATCCAGTACCAGGCCAATGATTACCGCCACTGAACAAATGCCACCAGCAATACCCGTTTTTATTTTTGCTGACATAACGCCCTCATTCGTTCATAGCACGGTAAGCGGCTTTCGCCCGCTCTTTGTCATAGCCAACTGCCGTTAACTTATTGACCAGTTTGCGTTTGTAGTACCAGTTAACGCCAAAAGTGCCAATCGCCACGATGATCCCCACCAGCACCGCCCAATCCTGTAAGGTCATAGCCCCAGCGGCTGTTAATATCGATGCAACCCAGTACGATAGCTGGGAACTGTATTTGTCCATTCTCATGATCCCCACCTCCCATACGGGTGGCACTCGGAAGAAATAACGCCTGTACTCAGGCCAGCGCCAGGCATTGTTCCGGCATTAGCTCCTGAAACAGCACTTCGATACACAGTTTTTCAGCCAGAGCGTATTCAGCGCGTGCGCCAGCACTGGAACGCCAGCCATCAAGCAAATAAATCGCATCGGCGCATTGCAACATCGTGAGGGAAATCGCCATGTAATCAGCCTCAGTAAGACCATCGGGTAAAAATGCGGTATTCAGCGGAATATCGCCGGATGCAGCAATTTCCGCTGCCGCTGCGAAAAATGCGGCACGGTTAAAATCGGGTAACCCGGTCATCGGGCCAGCAATATACGTTTTCATATGGTTGGTTCCTGAAATAAAAACGCCCCGGCGAATGCCAGGGCGCAAATGAGATAAATGGGCTGAAAACGGCGCCATTTAACATAATGGACGTTTCGCGCACCGCGCCTGTAACGCCAAGTTAAAATGTCACCCTAAAGCCGCAAAAGTACATGTTTTCCCTGCCTTATTCGGCAAAAATAAGCAGCAACATTTTCATAACAAAACGCCACTATTGACGTTCAGCCAAATCAACATGTGAAAAGCTCGTTTTTAACAGTTTTATGTTTTCAGCCGCCAGAAACACAAAAGCCCCGCGTCCGAAGAAGCGAGGCTTTGAAATTGAGGTCGTAAAATTAAATCATAATTCTAGATGTTAGAAGATTAGCACAGGTTTTTGGGCACCCGCAAGAGGTTCAGGTAAAACAACAACCGGATCCATATCAAGCCGGATCCCTTGCATCACCAGACACCCATTTAAAAACGCCTCCGACGCATTGAGTGACCCTCTTACCTGCATCCTTGGGATTGCCATCCTTTCGGCAATCTGGCGCGTTGTATGACCTCCGATGAAGCGCTGGCCTAGGATCAAGATATCATCCACGTCGCGAACTGTGCTCATGTGCGCAACGCAGGTGTCAATTGTCATACCGTCTTCATCGGAGCACCTTGGTTTACCCGCTTCCGGTTTGCATCCGGGCGTGACCGACATCGCAGGCCAGTCCACCAACGAGCAGTATTCTTCACTCGCAGCCCACCGGCCCCATCGTTCTAAAACTTCTTGCATATTTCTGCGCATAACCTTTGACCTCAACATTTCTCAACAAAAATTTTATGAAGACATTACCGCTCGTCTTTCATTTTTAAACTCGCCAGCCGCTTAAGCCTCTGCGAATAGGCTTCCCAATTTGCTGACGAGGCCGTTGGATGCTCGGTATCGTTGTAAAGCCATACAGAATCCTCCCGTTGTGTGACTGGCGGCGGAGCCAACGCATCACGAGTAGCCTGAGTAAGGCTGCGCTTAAAGAAAAATGGCTCTCCCAACGGCTTATAGTCCCGATTAAAAACTTCCCAAGAACCGTCCTCATTGCGGCGAATACCGTAGGGCATACATTGACGAAAAATATTGGACATATTCCTTTCTCCGTTTCGTTATTTGCGTTTTTCTGCACGATAATCGCCGAGGTGGCAGATAGGTGGCAGATAATCCCCTAACCGCCACCTGCTCTAAGCCACGTAACGCAAGGCTTACACCTTTTTAGGTGGCAGGTGGCAGCTATCCCAAGGTCTATATACGTATGCACACACATAGTGTACTTACAATATAACTCTCGCGTATATAGAATTAAAAACTACTGCCACCTGCCACCAATTAGATTTAATCCCTTATTCTTAAAGCATTTTATCGGGTGGCAGTTGGGGGTGAGATCTGCCACCTATCTGCCACCTTTTCAAAGCTGATTTTGCAAATTTTCGCAATTTTCAAATATCATGCGTAATTCGTCGTTGCTGAACTCGCGATTTTTTTCAAGCAGCCAAAATCGCAAAGTATCACCACCTATTTTTACTTTTGCAGTTTCCCGTTTTGTTCTTTCCTTCAGTATCCTGGTGATGTGCTTTTGGTTAATTTCTGCGTCCAAACCCACCTCTTTGATCACCTCGTTGACAATTTGCTGGTAGGTCATAGCTGGCGCAGGAGGGCTTTCCAGCACACTAATAACCGCCGCTTCCAGGTCGCTTTTATTACTTTCGATCATCAACTGGCGTTCTTTGGTATTTGGCGCACGCTGCCAATTGAACCGCGAAATATCAACATTCATCAGGTACCAGTACACCTGCGCTATAAAGTCGCTATCGCCCAGTACAGAGTACAGGTGGGCGTAGTGTTCTTCTCCCGCCTCAACATCAGGGCCACCCAATACAGCGATGCGGCGGTCTTCGTCGGGAAGCACAAGGGCGTCGATATGGTTGGTGTAGAACAGGAACCCGGTGAAAATATCGATGGTCATTTTCTTACCGTATTTGCTGTTGACCTCAAAGCGTGGCTCTGTCAACACGTCGCGGATCTTGTCGTTAACCTCATATCTTTTATCGTTTTCCCGAACCTCATCGATGGTGCACAGCAAGGTGTGGTACAGATAATCGTGGAACTGGTTATCACACAGGATCTTCATGCGAGTGCGTGAGCAGTTCCATTTACCCAACACACGCTCCATCAGTTGGCTGATCCACCCTCTCCCGGTACCGTGGGCGGTAGATACATGCAGGATAGTGACAGGGCAGCGGCGTTCGGGCCGCTGTACAAACCACGCCAGCCGCGCAATAAAGAAACGTCGCTGCCAGTCGTCAGGTACGAGGTAGGCCATATGGTTAAGGAAGGTTGCTACCTTGCCCGTATCCGAGGTTTTCGCATGCTCAGGCATATAGAATTCGTTAACTTCAAATCGGCCATCGGGCCGTTCGATAAGCCTGCCTACGCCGGGCTGATAACCGGTAGACTCAGCAACTTGTTTGGCGGGATGTTCCAGCCATTTCTTTGTTGCCGGAGTGGGATTGCCTTTACCTATCGGCGGGAACTGATACGGAGCCATCAGGTTTTTGAACGCTTTCATCTCCATCATGCAGCTATAAGGTGGCCGGGTAAGATCACAAACGCGATCCCCCTGAATCACATAAAGAAAGCGTTTTAAAAAGTGGCTGGTCATATCAATATTGATCTCTGGAAAATCACCACCTTCTGATTGAGTGACATCTTCAAAATCGCTATCGCGAAAACCAATTTTATTAAGATAATCGCCGTCATTACGGTGTCCGCAACTAGCGTGCAGGCACTTAAAATGCCCCAACTCAAAACCAGCGGTACCGCCAGGAAAGTAAACTGTAGAGGTGGGATCAGACGCACCGCTGTGTCCATCTTCAAACGGGCACCGAATGTAACGTTCCCCACTGGAGCCAAAATCCAGTGTCCAGTCGTTGGCATCAAGATAATCGGCCACATCATCGGTCGCCCCCGGTGTCGCTAGGCTACGATCACGCAATCGGCTCGTTCCTGCTTCTGTCGAAATATCCACAGGCAGAACATCAGCCAGTGCCGCCCAGAAAGCTTCAAGCTGTTCCGGGGTGATAGTCAACGGTTCGCCGGGTAATCCTCCGTCCCATTCAATGCGAGCGCCGCTGGGATGGGAACCCGCGATAACCGCCTGCTGGCCTTCGGCTAACAGTTCGATCAGCCCGTTGCCACCACACAGACGATGAATACGCTTGCGGTAATCGCCAATTACAGCCAGCAGATACAGGCATTTGTTGCTGTTAGCTCGATACCTGCGCGGCGGCAGCGTACCGAAATGCTCGAGCAACAAAGCACGGACATCATCCTGTATCTCTGGCGATTCACTGTCGCAGTCCAGCGCCAACCAACCGTTACCCATGCGGGAACAGATGCCGTAATCGCCTTCCTTGCCCCAGCGCTCAATATTCGCATCGTTGATCTGGCGTTTAGTCCAGTTGGACAAGCCAACCACTTGCCGATTGCTGTTGTACTGGCTTGGGGTTTTACCCAGTGCTTTCATTTTACTATCAGGGGATAGCGGCGCTTCAGGGTTGCACACCACTGGCAGCAGGTCATAACTGCGGCCCAGCACCAGATCGAAGTGGAACCACTCATCCGGAGTCGCCCCCCACGGTTTATTTTGTGGCATGGGTTACGCCTTTTGTTCTGCGGTTTGAGCTTTCACTTCTGAGAATAGATCTTCTAATGTGCGTACAACAGACAACCGTGGATCAGCATTTTTACCCGACACAATACGGCTTATAGATGCTTGGCTAATGCCTGTCCGAGCCTGGATTTCAACCTGCGTAAGCCCCGATGCAATCAAGGCTTGAACTGTTTCTTTGGGGGTAAGGGATTGCATAACGTGTACCTCGCTGTCTCTGAATTCAATATTGGATTTAATATTAATTCAGTTTTGAATTCAATGCCAGCGTACAATATTCAATATAGAATATTCAACCTTTAATATCTTCAATAAGGGTTTAGGCATGGACCACACAACTGACCGATTGATCGCCAACGTCAACCTCTTGATGCAACAGAAAGGCGTGGCCAACGTAACTGAATTAGCAAAAAACACTAGGATCCCTCAACCCACCATGCATAGGCTAGTGACTGGGGACATCAAGGATCCAAAGTATGCTTTACTAAAACGCATTGCTGATTACTTCAAAGTTACCGTTGAAGAACTGGTGGAAAATGACCTAACCAAAACCAACCCCGAATGCAATGTAAGCAGCCTTCCAGAATCACTTCATTTCACACAAGTTCCTGTCGTGGGGGGAGCACAGCTTGGAAACGGAGGGCATTGGGTAAACCTTCAATACCCCGTTGGTTACGGCGATGGGTTTATCAACTGGCCGACAAGAGATCCAGAAGCCTTTGCTCTTCGCTGTTCAGGCGATTCAATGAAGCCACGCATCAAAGACGGTGAGTATGTCGTTATTGAGCCAAACCACAGTTACTTGCCAGGAGATGAGGTACTTGTCATTACCAAGGATGAGCAAGTAATGGTAAAAACCTTTCTTTACGAACGCGATGCCGAAGTCATGGTTATGTCGATAAACGAAGAACACCTTCCCATACGCTTTGCCCTCAAAGAGATCGAAAGCATTCAGTATGTCGCGGGAATAGCAAAACCATCACTCTACATAGGTGATTAACTAATAATTTCCGCATACCGCCCTACGAGGCGGTAATTTTTTGCAAAAATAAATTCACTTTTGAATTGACAGGTAATTCATGTTTCATTATAAATTCATTATTGAATTTTCATCGAATTCAAAAACGATAGTCGAACGGCGCGACTTTAAACCATGCGTCGGAACCGGGGCGCAGCAGGAGGCTGACAACAAACCGGGGCAAAGTGAACTTATCAAGCGTCCTGCGGGGCGCTTCAATAAGACCACTGAGAGGAGTGAACAAAGTGACACACACAGAATTTCAAGGGGCACCGCTGCCCTGGCAATACGATGGTGATAGCGGAGTGCTGAAAGACAAAAAAGGCGAAACGATTTGCGATTTATGGAGCGCTTCCGAATTTTCAGGGTGTACGGACGCCATACACGGTGCACTGATGGCCACAGCCCCAGAACTCTTACAAGCCTTACAGGATTTGCTTTCTTTGGTAAGCAAAGAGAAATCACTGGAAAACTCCCCCGAATTGAAAGCAGCCGAAACAGCTATAGCGAAAGCGCTCAATTGGGAAGCTGAAATCTAAAAATTGCTGTGTGTAGTCTTTGCCCATCTCCTACGGTGGGCTTTTTTATACCCGAAAGCGCACTACTCGCCTGATCAGTGCGCTCCCCGATATGAAACGGAGGATTCAACCCGATGCAACAGCCTGAAAAAGTTAAAACCGCCCCGTTAGGCACTGCCCCCGTAAATAACACAGTTCGCCGCCTGCGCTGGTTGCGTAAGCGCGATGAACTGGAACGAAACCCCAACGCCCACTTCCCGATCACCCTTTATATCTGAGGTACCCCATGAGCCTTGAACTCGCAATTAAAGAACAAACTGAAGTTATGCGCCAGCTAATTGCAGCAATGCAGGGCGGCAAAGTCTTTACTCCTGATGCGCCGCCACAACCGAAAACAGACAGCGCCAGCCTCGAAAAAGAGGAACGCAAGGGGCCTTTCTATTGGAAGAGCCTGGACGGGCAAGCGGTGGGGGTCGAACAGGATTTTAACGCGCTGGAGTCCATAGTTGACGCCAACGCCGGTATTGAGATCACCAAAGTTGAATACCTGCAATTTCAGGAAAAACAGGCCGAAACCGCCAAAACGCAGATCCAGCGGGTCGCCCTGGAAGATCAGCCCCTGCCGATCGCCGTTGCACTGGCAGTTCTGTATGGCGCTAAAGCATCAGGTTCACTTACTCCCGAAATGATGGAAGAAGCATTCAACATTACGGAAACCCTCAACGGCAAAGATCGCAATGAACAAATTGACGCGCTGACGATGGCCCTGAAAGGCGTGCCTCGCGCAACCAAGCTGCATGGCGCAGGAGTATTCGATCTGGCAGTCCAGATAATCGAGCATTGGGAGGCGCTGCCGGGTATCACTGAGCGTCGCGATTATGCCGAACTATTATTGGACACCCCACGCGATGAACGTGCCAGCGTTAAGCCGAAAATTGCTAAAAAAGAAACAAAATCTGAGGTTGAAGATACACCAGAGGATATTTTCGACAAGGCCAAAACGCTGATTATGAAGTTAACCACAGGCGGCTATCGTAGCGAAGCCCTAGAGATCCTCGACAAATTCGGCGCTAAAAAGCTGGGTCAGGTTCCGCAGGAAAATCTGGCCGAAGTTGTGGCCCTGGCCGAAAAAGCGCTGGAGGGATAACGATGCCGGAACAACATGCAAGACTTTCGCCCTCGTCAGCGCATAGATGGATGCGGTGTACCGGTAGCCTGGCGCTGGAGTCCGGGTTTGAAGACAAGGGATCGCCTTTTGCTATAGAAGGCACAGCGGCGCATACGTTGGCTGAATGCGTACTGCGCAACCGACTGGATCCCACTCTTGCGGGTAAACCCATCGTCGGTGGACAACAGGCTACCGATTACATTGGTACCTATCCGCTTTCGCACCCAGCAAAAACCGATCCTGGCCCACAGGTAACAGCGGAAATGGCAGATTTCGTACAAACCTACGTTGATACCGTCTGGTCGCTGGCGCAGGGGCACAGCCTGCTGGTTGAACAGCGCGTTGATTTTTCGGATGCGGTGGGTGTTGAAGGACAGTTCGGTACTGCTGATGCCGTAATTTTAGCGGGTTCGGAACTCCAGATACACGACCTGAAATTTGGGCGAGGGGTAAAGGTTGACGCTGAAAACAATGAACAGCTACAGCTTTATGCCCTAGGTGCGTTAGCCCATTTCGGATTGATTGAAGATTTCGAAACGGTACGCATGTTTATCCACCAGCCACGACTTTACCACGTTTCTGAATGGGCTATCTCGGTTGAGGATTTGGAGGCGTTCGGGGAACGCGCACGTGAAGCCGCCGCTGGGGCTATTACCACCGCTGCTATCGCTGAATGTGAGGGCGTGGAAACACTACCCGCTGACGCATTCACCCCAGGAGAAAAACAGTGCTGGTTTTGTAAAGCCAAAGCAGGCTGCAAAGCGCTGGAGCAACAAAACCTTAATACCGTCATGGGGGATTTCGTCGATTTGACACAACCGCTAGAACCACAGTTAGCGGGGGCAAAGGAGCGAATTACTGCCATCGATAACACGCACTTAGGTGAGTTGCTGGGCCAGATCGACCTGATAGAAGGCTGGTGCAGCGCGGTACGCTCGAAAGCCAACGGTGAATTGAGCGCCGGGCATGAAGTACCGGGTTACAAACTGGTGCAGGGTAAACAGGGCAACCGCTCATGGGGCAGTGAAGAGGAGGCCGAAGCTGCTTTCAAAGCTATGCGCCTTAAAAAAGATGAAATGTACAACTTCAAACTAATCAGCCCAACGCAGGCTGAGAAATTATTGAAGAAAGAAACACCCCGCCGCTGGACTAAGATCGAACCGCTTATCACCCGGCCAGATGGTAAACCAACCTTAGTACCAGCGTCGGATCCCCGACCTGCTCTCATTATAAATCCTGTAAATGACTTTGACGATGTTGAAGCCGCAGAATCCCTCATTTAATTAAAAGGTATAAATCATGAAAGTAAAACTGAATAACGTACGTCTGGCATTTCCTGCATTATTTGAGCCGAAAACTGTTAATGGCGAAGGTGAACCACGATTTAGCGCCGCATTTATTTTCCCGCCCGACCATCCCTGCGTAAAAGAAATTGAAGCGGCTATCGCTCAGGTAGCTAAAGAAAAATGGGGGCCGAAAGCCGACAGCATTCTTAAATCACTTCGTACCGGCCTGAAAGTTTGCCTGCACAACGGCGACGAAAAAGCCGAATACGAGGGTTACCCCGGCAATATGTTTGTCTCTGCCAGTAATAAAGCCCGACCACTGGTTATTGATCGCGATCGTTCAGCGCTGACCGCCGCAGATGGTAAGCCTTATGCCGGTTGCTACGTTAACGTAACGCTGGATATTTGGGCAATGGACAACAACTTTGGCAAACGTATTAATGCCTCGCTCGGCGGCGTCCAGTTCTATCGTGATGGCGACGCATTTGCTGGCGGCGGTGTGGCCTCAGAAGATGATTTCGACGATGTGAGCGAAGGCGCTGACGCCGAATCGCTGATCTAACCCCCTCAGCCCCGCCGCCAGCGGGGTTAAACCTTCAAAGGTGAGCACATGATGAATACAACTCCATTTAACCAACAACTGGTTTACCTGAACAAAGGCACCCTGAATGAAGAACTGACCGATGTTCTGGCCGAGGTAGTGAAAGCGGTACGCGAAACCGGTAAAGCGGGTTCCCTGACGCTGACACTCAAAGTGGCAATGTTCAGCAAGGCCAACGAAGACGTAGTGAAAATCTCCCCGGTTGTCGCCAGCAAGATACCGGAAGGCGAACGCGCCGAAACTATTATGTATTCGACAGCGGATGGTGATCTGCTGCGTGACGATCCCAGCACAGTACGCACCGAACTGAAACAGGTTGATGCCGGACAGCAGGAACGACGCGCCCTGCCAGAACAGGAAACCAGCCTGCGTAAAGTTATCTGACCCCTTTAGCCAGTACCAAGGGAAATCGCTCACCCGGCCAACGCGCCGGGTTATTTATATCTAAAACAGGAACAAAGAAATGACCGAAGCTCAAACTATTCAGGACATCGTGAAAAGCCAGCAGGTTTTCGATATTCACGGCACCCCGGCGATTGCATTGCCAGAAGGCTACGAACTGGCCGACCTTGAACATTTTCTCCCGGCACCGCGCCGTATCCGCCAGAACGTCAAACTGTTGTCCGGTGACAGCTTTATCCAGTACTGCTCAAAGTTTGCAACCGATGCGTCAGTGATCCTGGCCGATGCCAACCATCTGGCGTTAACCGCCCGGCTTGACTATCACGCCGATCCTGCAACAGCAGACTGGTGCGGCCACTCTGCTGTTTATCAGTGCGTGAAGTCCAAACCCTGGAAGATTTGGGAAGAACACAACGAGAAAGCGATGGGGCAGGAGGAATTTGCTGAATTCCTGGAAGACCGCGCTGGCGATATCGTTACCCCAACCGGCGCGGAACTGCTGGAAATTGCGACTAAATTCCAGGTGATCCGCAAAGCGGTATTTGGTTCCGCTATCCGCCTCGCCACCGGGGAGTTTCAGTTCAACTACAGCGATGAAAACGACAAAGGCACCATTGAGGTACCGGAAGTTATCACGCTGGGGTTGGCACCGTTCCATAACGGTGAATCATATGAGGTGCAGGCCCGTCTGCGTTACCGCCTGCGCGAAGGTAAGCTGGCTTTCACCTTCAAGCTCATTAACCCGGAGCGCGTGATCGAAGACGCCTTTAATTCTGTCGTTGAGAACGTTAAAGCCGGTGTGGCAGAAGCAACCGTCTACGACGCGCAAGCCTGATCGACAATACTCCACCCGGCGAAATGCCGGGTGTTTTGCAAAGAGGGTCTATCACCTTCTCCGCAAAGCATTTAAAAATGTGGTGGAAACTTCTTGAATTTGGCTCTTTCAGCTATTGCGTTTAAAGGTGAGAAATCAAAATCTTTAAATCTGGCGGTTGGGTATTTAACTTTCGCTTCGCTAAGAAACTCCGTAAGGGTTTTCTTTGATTTACCCAACATAGTATTCACACCCAGAACCTGTGCAAAATTTGGCGGGGAGGATAATCCATCATCGATAGCGGACTGCAATACGGAAGCAAGCGGTGTTTGACCTTTATCAGCACTATTCCATAAAATCATTAGCAATCGCGCCGCGTCAATAAATAGTTTCTTATCCTTATTAACTCGAACGGCGTTTGTATTACCTCCACCAAAAGAAACTCTTTTATCTCCCTCTATCGGTTCAGATTTAAAGGGGTTAAATAATTCTAACGTTGAGCCGTGAATTAACTGAATAAAATCCTCAGCAACATCTTTACCACAAAAGAAAGTTCCTTTTTGAAGATTCGCCTCGTCCTCAAAAGAAAAACAATAATACTGGTCAGTCAGCGGATAACCAGAATAACTTTTCTTCTTCTGACCGGGTATTAATTTCAGATGCGCAACGGGCTTAATAGTGAATTTGCTAACTATTCGGTTCTTTGTTTCATCGCCACGAACACAAAACTCATTGGGTAGCTCAATTTGTTGGTATGCCTTTTGGTCTGATTCAGACGCCATTCCCTGTCCCTCCTGATGCGTTAAATACCTTTAACCATATACCACGCAAGGTTAGTTTATGTCCAAAATATTGTGGTTAGACCTTGAAACCTATAGCGAAACGCCTATCAAGAATGGTACCCATGCCTACGCCGAAGATGTTGAAATTATGCTGTTTGCCTGGGCGATTGATAGTGATCCTGTACAGGTATGGGACGTTACCGCGAATGTAAAAATCCCCCTGGAACTTCGACTCGCGCTTAAAAACCCTGATGTGCTGATTTACGCCCACAATAGTCATTTCGACCGCACAGTGTTGAATCACGCCATGCCGGGTGTAGCAGCCGGTGGCGTTGAGCGCTGGCGGGATACAATGGTCAGGGCGCTGGCGCACGGTCTGCCGGGTTCTCTGGGCGATCTCTGCGACATTCTTAGTGTTTCACAAGATAAAGCTAAGGATAAGGCCGGTAAGCAACTGATCCAGCTATTCTGTAAACCCCGCCCGAAAAACAGCACCCTCCGCCGCGCCACCGCCAAAACGCACCCTGTCGAGTGGCAGCGATTCGTTGAATACGCCGGGCTGGATATTGATGCCATGCGAGAGATCGACAAAAAGCTACCTACCTGGAATTACTCAGGTCAGGAACTCGCGCTCTGGCACCGGGATCAGCATATCAATGATCGTGGTGTATTCATGGACGTGCAGCTTGCAGAAGCAGCGGTTACGGCTGTTGAGATGGAACAGAAGGTTCTGGCCAAACGAACGCAGGAACTCACGGACAATGAGGTGCAGGCGGCAACACAGCGTGACGCCATGTTAAAGCACATCGCTGAAGCCTTTGGAATTGAACTCCCTGATATGCAGGCCAGTACCTTGCAGCGCCGTGTTAACGATCCCGACCTGCCGTTTGAACTCCGTGAGTTACTCGCTATCCGCTTACAGGCCAGTTCAACCAGCACCAGCAAATACAAAACCCTGATGAAAGGCGTCAGCCGTGACGGACGCCTGCGCGGAACCCTGCAATTTTGTGGCGCATCGCGTACCGGGCGCTGGGCCGGACGGCTGTTTCAGCCCCAAAATTTACCCAGACCAACACTAAAGCAGAACGACATTGATTTTGGCATTGAAGCCCTGAAAGCCGGATGTGCTGATCTGCTTTACGATGATGTAATGCAGTTAACCAGTTCAGCATTGCGCGGCTGCATCATGGCCCCCGCTGGTAAAAAACTGGTGGTATCTGACCTTAGCAACATAGAGGGGCGCGTACTGGCATGGCTGGCCGGGGAAAAGTGGAAGCTACAGGCATTTCGGGATTATGACACCATCATCGGCAACGATGAAAAAGGCGAGGCGGTCCGCGCTGGCCATGACCTGTACAAGCTTGCCTATGCGAAATCCTTCGGCGTAGCTCCCGATGTGGTGGACAAAGATCAGCGCCAGGTCGGCAAAGTGCAGGAACTGGCGCTGGGGTACGAAGGGGGCGTCGGCGCATTTCTGACGTTCTCTCTGGCGTACAACATCGACCTTGAAGAAATGGCATCCGCCGCTATCGCCAACATCCCGCGCAACATACTGGATGAAGCTATCCGTGCGTATGAATGGGCGGTAAAACAGAAACGAACTTACGGACTTTCAAAACGCGCTTATGTTGTCTGCGATTCCTTTAAACGGCTCTGGCGCGAAGCGCACTCAGCAACATTCAGTTTCTGGAAGGAGATCGACCAGGCCACCCGCCGTGCCATTGCCACACCCGGCATAACCATTTCCTGCCGCAAACTAAAGCTTCGCCGTGATGGAAGCTGGCTTCGTATCCAGCTTCCTTCTGGCCGGGCGGTCTGTTATCCCGGCGCACGTATCGACGACAGCGGCAAGATCAGCTACATGGGCGTCAACACTTACAGCCGGAAATGGCAACGCCTGCAAACCTACGGCGGCAAACTGGCAGAGAACGTAACCCAGGCTACCGCCCGTGATGTGATGGCAGCGAATATGCCCGGTGTGGAGGATAACGGATACGACATCATACTGACCGTACATGATGAAGTGCTGACCGAAGCCCCCGATACCGCCGATTACTCCCACGAACACCTGAGCATCCTGCTCGCAACTAACCCCGCATGGGCTTTAGACCTGCCACTATCTGCTGGCGGATTCGAAGCCTACCATTACAGAAAGGACTAACCCTATGAAATACCTGTATATGGTGATGGATGGCCGCGCGCAATTCGACATCGACCGGGCCGCAATACTGGAGTGTTGCGGTAATAAAAAACCATCATGGAAATCCCTGCGTGAAGATTGGGGTGAACAGGGAGCCGTGCTCGTCCGGTGCCGTCAGTCTCAAATTAACGGCGAAAATGTTTACACCGATGAGGAAGTCGTCGGCGTTATCAACTGATCGAGGCCAACCCTTATGTCTTTTAAAAATTATGACAGCCCCTTGTATTACCGGGCTGCGCGTGAGGCTGCGCAAATTGAACGCGAGGGCGATTACCGCCGCGCTGCAAAGGTATGGACAAAAGCCAGCCGCTTATCACGTAACGGTGCTAACCAGCAGTGGAGCGAAAACCGCTGCGACTTTTGCCTGATGCAGATCGGGCGGGAAAAACTGAAAGAGGCGGTTGCAGATGGTCTATATCCGTGAATCTACCATCGAAAAGTACCTGGTAGCGGAAGTAAAAAAGGCTGGCGGCATCGCGTACAAGTTTTTATCCCCTGGTCGCCGTGCGGTACCGGATCGGTTGGTATTGCTACCAAGTGGCCGCGCAGTCTTCGTTGAGTGCAAAGCCCCCGGCGAGAAGCCACGGCCCGAACAGGTACGTGAACATAAACGGCTACGAGCGCTGGGCTTTGATGTGGTGGTTTTGGATAGTAAGGATCTGGAGGGGATACTGTGAGTGGTGCATTTACGCCGGGGAGAAAATCAGGTACCGCCGACACGGATAAAAACTATTGGGCCACATCGTGGGAATGCTATCTGGATGCAATCGCGCTCTACGGTCGCCCTTTCGACGTTGATGTATGCGCAGAGGCATTAACTGCCAAATGTGCCAATTACTACAGCCTCACAGACGGTAACGACGCACTGAAATTGTCATGGCCACCGCACTGGTGGTGTAACCCGCCATTTGATAAGAAAATTGAATTTATCCGAAAAGCATATTCGGAAGCCAAAAAAGGCGCTTCGGGAATGATGCTGCTGCCTTATGAACCAGCCACGCAATGGTGGCACCGGGAGCTTAATTCAGGTGCCATTATTTACGAACCCGCAGGCCGCTATAGCTTCCTCAAACGCGATGGGATAACAAAGAAGGCCGGTGTTAATTTCCCTTCGGCATTTGTTCTCTTTCCTCACAATTTCATTAATTACTCGATAAAAATTCCCTTTCAGAAAGGCATTGCAAAGGAAAAGGGCTATGACCTTATCTAAAAAATTTACCCCCGCCCATACCAAAACCTCATTATTGACCATTCCCTGAACCTACCCCGTACCAATATCTGGGCTGGTATGGGAATGGGTAAAACGGTTGCCACACTGACCACGCTGGAAGATCTCTTTATGTGCGGTGCGGAAACACAGCCGGTGCTGGTTCTCGCCCCCTTGCGCGTGGCACGGTCAACGTGGCCCGATGAAGTCGAGAAATGGAATCACCTACGCAATATTGAAATGCAGCCTATCGTCGGGACAGTTAAAGAACGGCTGGCAGCGCTGCAAAACACCAACGCCAGCGTGTATACCACCAACTACGATAATTTGGTCTGGCTGGTTGAAACGCTGGGGGATCGCTGGCCTTTCGGTACCGTAGTGGCAGATGAGAGCACACGGCTAAAATCATTCAGGTTACGGCAAGGCGGCAAACGTGCAGCGGCGCTGGCGAAAGTCGCGCATAAGCATGTTCACCGCTGGATGAACCTCACCGGCACACCTGCACCGAATGGCCTGATCGACCTCTGGGGCCAAGCATGGTTTGTTGATCAGGGCCAGCGCCTGGGGCGCACCTTTGGCGCATTTACCTCCCGCTGGTTCAACAACATTCAATTTCCCGGCCAGCAATGGTCAAAGCTGGAACCGCGCCCATTTGCGCAGGAACAAATGCAGGCAGCACTACGCGATGTGACGATCTCACTGGATGCCGCCGACTGGTTTGACATTGAGGAACCGATCCACAACGTGATCCGGGTGCAAATGCCAGCAAAGGCGCGGCAACAGTATCAGGAAATGGAAAAGCAGATGTTTCTGGAGCTGGACGGCACCGACATCGAAGCGCAGAACGCCGCTGCTAAAACGGTGAAATGCTTGCAGATCGCCAGTGGCGCAATCTATACCGACGACAAAGGTACCTGGTCTGAAATCCACGACGCCAAATTACAAGCGCTGGAGAGCGTGATTGCCGAATCTGGCGGTATGCCGGTGCTGGTTGCCTACCACTTTAAAAGCGACTTAGCCCGTTTGCTGAAAGCCTTTCCGAAGGGTAAACAGCTTGATTCCGATCCGCAGACGCTACGCGACTGGAATGCTGGGAAAATCCCGGTGCTATTCGCTCATCCAGCCAGTGCAGGCCACGGCCTCAACTTACAGGATGGCGGCAACATACTGGCGTTTTTCTCCCACTGGTGGGATCTGGAACAGTACCAACAAATTATCGAACGTATAGGGCCAACGCGCCAGATACAGGCAGGGCATAACCGTCCGGTCTGGATACACCACATTATCGCCGCCGATACCGTAGACGAACTGGTAATGCAGCGGCGCGATTCAAAACGCGAAGTGCAGGACATCCTGCTCGAAGCCATGAAGAAGCGAGGTTTGAAATGAGCGAACAATCCGACGATCTGCTTACTCCGGCAGAGGTTTGCAAAATGCTCGGTGGAATTACCCAAAAAACTCTCTGTGACTGGAATATCAACCACCGCCATAAAAAAATATTGGCACCGATCCGTTTTACCTCAAAAGTAGTGCGGTATGAGCGCCAGAACGTTCAGGCATTTATCCAAAAATGTCGCAGCGAGTATTAACCCTTTTTTCTCAGTAATATAACCTGCGTCAATATACTTGTTTCATGCGCCTCAAAAGCTGTTTTCTTCAACGCCATTTCCTCTTGTAATATTTCATCTGAAAAGTCGTAATGTTCAGCCATAGGATCCGCGCTTTTATCCGAATGGTGCAAACACAAAAGGCTAATCTCCCGCGTATCAGAGCGGGAGAAGCCCTTTGCACGCATCTGAGCAATAACATTGCTCTTAAAGAACTTTCGGCACATCGTATTAAACGCCCCTTCCCTCCCCTTCACAGTCCCATCATGTTTAATTCCCTTTACCGCATTTTCCGGGCTGTAAGTTTTTATCAACTTATCGAGAGATCGCTTTGCAAAAGGTAATTCGGGATTACGCGGTTGAAGAAAAACAAACTGCTGATTACATCCCGGTACCGAATCCCTCCATTCTCTCTGTTCCTGCAAAATACGCTCAATACCAGTGGTTATTGGGATCCTGAACTCCTTCTGCGTTTTCATCGCACCACGCATACCAATTATTCCGGCTGGATAGACAATTTCTTTTATATCTTCTCTGACATAATCCCATTGCAGATTGCTGACATTGATTGGACGAACCCCCATCAGGATCATAAAACGCATGGCATTTTTCTGATGGATGGAGGTACACCCCGCGACGTTAAGCCACAGCTTCGCTATAGATTCAATATCAGTAAAAAGGCGCGTTGGTGTAGGCCGTTGGACACGGGAGGATACATAATCATCCGGGATGCTTGCTGCAACATTTCGCCCGTTACATAGCTGCGGTGCAGAGTACTTCCAGAACCGGCGAAGTTCAGCGAATAATTCAAGCGCATGGTTATTAGATTTTGTCGCTATCCAGGTGTCCAGCACATCAATGATTCTTCCATAAGTTACATCGCCGAATACTTCGCGCTCACCAAACGCTAAGTCGATCTGCTTAATCCTCGCAAAATAAGTCCGGTAGCTGTGATCACTTAGTTTCTGGCGTTGTACTTTCGCTTCAAGGTCAGCACGATAGCTCTCCAGGGCCAAATGCACAGACTCAGCCCTCAGACCTTCTCCAGCCATTTCCACCGCTTTCTCACGCGCAAGTTGAATAGCCAGTTCCGGCCATTCACCCAATTTACGCCCTTTCAGCCCCATTTTCTTAGGGAACTCGGCATAGAACGTAACCTTACCGGCTTTACTGAAATCGATGCGTAAATAGCTCTCTTTTTCATACTTAGATCGCCGAGATTGTCCCTGGTGCTTGAGTATGATTTTTGCTGCCGTAACACAGATTCGCATGTGTGAGCTTGTGTACGGCGGCTTACACCCCTCCCAGCGTTCTAAAGCGCTCAAAAAATCGTCATTATTGGGCTTTTCGGGGTTCTGTGTTACAGTGCGCGGCATTGAAATTCCTTATCCTATGGCCCATCGCGAGACAGGCTCGCACATGAGGGTTTTTAGGGTGGTGATTTTCGGTCTGTGTTGCGGTTTTGTGTTACGCAAGTGAGTGTATCAGTGTTTTTTATACTGTACAAATCCACAGACAGTTAATCATAGTAAGGAATATAAACCCCATATAACCAGTTGATTGTAGAAGATAAAAAAGGTAAGTGATTGAAGTGGCTTTATTAATTACAAAACGCTGTATCAATTGCGATATGTGCGAACCGGAGTGCCCGAATCAGGCGATCTCGATGGGCAATGAGATCTATGAAATCGACAGCGATCGCTGTACGGAATGTATCGGTCATTACGATAAACCGACCTGTCAGAGTGTCTGCCCGATCGACAATACGATCATCATCAATCCAGCACATAAAGAAACCAACGAAGAGCTGTGGGATAAATTCGTGGTACTGCATCACACCGTATAA